ACATCCTCCCACCGGCAGTTGAGCGCCACCGGCGCATCCTTCCGCCCCATGGCCATGATGTGCTGGGTGCTCCGCTCCGGCCCCTGGACATCGAGCATGATGTGAACCATGACCGTGGCCCTGTCCGCCGTACCTGCGCCGTTTGCAGCGGAGGAGGATGTCTGCGCTTTCTGAGATTCTGTTGCCATCTTAGTAGCTCCCGCTCGTCGCAAACTGCTGATCGAGATGCCGGTCCACAAATGCCCGCATCTGCCTGGGATCGCTGAACTGCATCGCGTTGATGTTGAGCACATTGACCGTCTGCCCCCTCTGCATACTCATCTCCGGTCCCACTCTCTCGGGGACGTGATAGGCCGGCATCGCCTGCGCCTGAGCCACCGTCGCCGCCGCCGACAGGTATCCCCTCCCGCCCTTCTGAGGCTGCATCTGCTGCAAGTATTGCTCGCGTGCCGCCTCTTGTTGTTTGCCTATCACCCAGGTCTGAAACTCTTGCTGGGTGGTGAACCCCAGCGCCTTCGCATCCGGGCTCAACGGCGCCGGCTGCGCCATGGCCACCTGCGCCACCGCCCCTGCCCTCTGCTGGGTCGCCGCCTGCCGAGCTGCCGCGGTCTCCCGCTCCTTCCGCACGCCGTGCTCCGGCCCGCCCCTGGCCCTCTGCGCCGCCACCTGCCTCAGGTATTCCTGTCTGACCCGCTCCTCGTCTTTCCCCTTCAGCCCCCGCTGGAATTCCTTCTCGCTGTATCCCATCCCCAGGGCCACATCCTGCATACTGATGTAGCCCCGCTGCTTGGCCTCGACCCGCGCCGCCTTCTCCTCCTCTTGCTTCCTCTTCGCCTCTTCCTCCGCCGCCTTCTTCTCCTTGTACGACTTGGACAGATAGTAAAGCTCCACCGTCAGCGCCGCGATGGCCGCGATCGCAACTCCCACCGGCGACACCAGGAATGCCAGGGTCGCCTTTCCGAATGTCACGGTCGCCGTAGCCGCCGCCTTCAAGCCAGCGGGGATGCCCTTGATCCACGCCGCCAGGTTTGCCAGGCTAAAGGCGCTCAGGCTCGTCTTCGTCGCTGCCCACTGGGCCGCCCAACCAAACCCTCTGGTCGCGCGAGCCGCCTCTCGCCCACCCTTCTTCAATATCTCAAATCCCCCGGCGCTCAGATTTTGCATCCAGATCGCCAATGTTTCGGCGCGCGGCCCTGCGGCTGCCATCGCGGTTTCGGTCGCGGCCACTCCCGCCGCCGCGGCCGCCCCGCCTGTCCCCAATCCTGCCAGCCACCTCCCCGTCCCTGCCAGCCACCTCCCCGTCGTCGCTATCACTCCCACGAATTGCGGGCCCGCCGCGATCAAGTTCAACACATTCGAGGTCACCATCCCCAGCCCGCCCGCCAGGATCAGAACCCCCGCCGTCGCCGCTACGGCCTCCATCCCGGTTTTCTTCACCCCAGGCGGCAGCTTGTCGAACCACTCCACTCCCTCCCGCACTTTCCCGATCAGCCTCTCCATGATCGGCAGGACATCCTCCCCCAACCCCATTGCCTCGATCCGGACCGCCTGCAGCGCCTTCTCATACTTCGCCATCCCACCCTCGCCGATCTGCCGCGCTGCCTGATCCGCCGCCCCCGTCGAGTTCCTGATCCTGTCCAGGCTGCTTCTGAATGCCTCCGCTCCCGGCCCGGTCAGGGCCAGCACCGCCCGCAGGGCTTCCATCTCAGGCACGAGTTCTGCCAGTTTCTGCTGATCTCCGCCGGCCGCTTGCTTGAGCATGTTCATGGCGCCGGCCAGCCCCAGTTGTTTCACCGCCGCGCCCGCGCTCTCATATCCCTGGCTCTTCACCAGTTTCGTCAGGGCCTCACTCGGCTTGATGAAAGACCGCATCGCCCCCTCTATGTAGGTTGCGCTCTCTGCCACGTTGAAGCCCTGGATCGTCATTGCCGCCAGCGCCGCCAGTGGCTGCTCGAAGGCGATCCCGAGCTGGGATCCCATCGCCGCCATTCCACCGAGTTGCCCGGTTATCTGTCCAAACCGAAAGCCGCCCTTCTCGACCGTCGCGAAGAGCTGATCCATCGTCTTCTGCGCCGCCGGCCCACTCTTCTCACCATAGGCATTCATGATGTCGGCCAGCGTCGTCGCTGTCCCCGACAGGTCCGCGACTCCCCCGGATGCGCCCTTGGCCGCGATCTTCAGCGTCACCAGTCCCAGGGCTCCGCTGAACCCCCGGCTCTGCAGTTCATACAATCCACCGGCAAGTTGCGCCGGCATGTCCCGGATCAGCGGGTCCTTGGCGATGTCTATGACCGACTTCTTCAAATCCTGAAAGCCCGCCTCATTGAGGTGGGCCATGGTATTGACTTCACGTGCCCGCTGATCGAACGTGGCCGCTTCCCGCCCCAGCAGTGCCAATCCCCCGGCCAGCGCCACCCCTCCGCCCAGGGCTTTCATGCTGGCCGATCCCAGCCCCATGGAGACGGTCCGCAGCCCCTCCATCTGCAGCCGTTGCTTCCGCACCTCGTCGCCCACGCGGTTCAGCAGCGCGATCGCGCCCTGGTCTTTCCCTCTAACGATGATGCTCAGCACGTTAGCCATCGTCAATCACGCCCGCCACTTCCCTGTAGTACCGCTCTCTCTCTTCTCGCCGCCTGTGGTACTGCCGTCTCTGATATTCGTTTTGCCTTGTCTTCTGATCTCTCGTATCGCCCTCTGTCGCAGGCCCCTCTTTCGTAGGCCCGACAATCCTGTCGGGCATCCCCTCCGTCTCCTGCTCCGCATACCTCACGCCACATTCACCATTCCCCCTCCGGTATAGCTTTGGCGTCCATGTCTTCCCTCCCACGACGACCCTCCCCCGCCTCACCAACGCTTCCCCCGTCAGCCATGATGCCGTCCTGCGTTGCCGGTTGAACTCCTCCGGATCCTTTCGGAAGTCGGCCTCCAGGATCTCCGCGATCCTCTCCTCATCTCCCATGATTCTCATCCCTGCGTATTGTTCTTTGCTCAATGCTCAGCGCTCAAAACTCAGATAGAGCGGGCGTCGCCCGCTCTATCTCTTCGCTCTCTGCGCTGCCAGTTTCTCCGCAATGATCGTCAGCAGCGCATCCTGGTAATCTGGCGGCAGCTCTTCGACCGTGGCGGGCGTCCAGCCGAAGTGCTCCATCAGCAAGAACTCCTCGATCAGGGCGCTTTCTGCAGGGCAGGTTGCTCTGAGGTTTCGGGTAGGGAAACCTCGGAAGAGCCGGTTGGCGAACCTGGCAAGTTTCCCAGTTCACCACCACCCTCTCCCCCGGTAGCACCTATCCCGGTAGGCCCTATCCCGGTAGGCCCGACAATCCTGTCGGGCAACGCCTTTTCCCCCTCCCCAATCCGTATCCCGTTGATATCCAGGACCTGCAACACGATCCAATCCTCCAGTTCCTCATCCAGATCGTTGTAGGTTTCCCAATTATGCAGAGTCCCCCCGAACCTCAGATCCCCCTCATCTCCGGGCAGAAGGAAATCGCAGATACCGTGTTCGAGTACTGTCTCCACTCGTCGCCGCAACCTCCCCTCCAGCATCGCCTCATTCCACTCATCCCGGCCCATCCGGTCGAACTGCTGCACCTCCACAAAGTAGGTCTCGCTCACCGCCCCCTCGGTCCCCTCCGGCAGATGTCTTTGTTCTCTCCGCCTCTTCTTGACAACTCTCATCTTGACAGCCCCCTGTCGTGATATATCCGACATCCCCGGTAGGCCCGACAATCCTGTCGGGCAATGCCTTTATCTGAACTATCCGCCGTATGCGAAGCTCACTGCCTCCGCCGTCTGCGTCCGGCAAGCCTTCAGTTCCAGCGGCTGCATCCCCTCTTCGATGTCCCCCTCCATGATGATGCAGGCCGGGAACGTCCAGGTGAAGTAGTTGTCGGCCCGCGTGAACCTCATCACCGCGGTGATCCACTGCCGCGCCATGGCCGCATCCCACAGGTCCGGGTGCTCATACTGATGGTCCAACTTGAGCGAGATCTTCCGGCCGTCGGTCGGGACCTCCCGCAGCAGCCCCGTCCCGTCCGACCCGTACTTGTCATCCTTGCACTGGTGGTCAATACCGAGTTCGACGGTCTCGAGGTGATACTCATTGCCCCCCCGCACCATCGCCAGCAGCTCCTCGAAGACGTAGGGCGCGGGGGGCGCATTGAAGTTCGGTATGGCCGGCGCCACCCGCGCCCGCGAGCGCCCGATGCAATCGAAGTCCACCATCAGGTCCTCGCCCTTGGCGCACTTCATGGTTGCGGTGTTGACGGTGACGCCGGCGGTGGCAAAGCCATCCACGTCTCCCAGCGCTTCCGTCACCGTGGCGCTATTCATGGTCCGGCGTGTCTTGCGGGTCAGCATGGCGATCAGGATGGCTTCCCGCCCGGGCGCGACCTCCAGGCTCAGGCCTCCCTTGACCTTGGTCGGCTCGGTGGTCACTCGCGCCTCATCCCACTCACCGATCGTGTTATCGAGTTCCCGGACCCCGGGTGATCGCTTCAGGGTCGACTTCCCCGGCACCCAGATGCTCGGCGCCACGGGCGACCCGAACGTCGGCTCGATCCCGATCCCTATGCTATGTTCCCATTCCCTCGGTTGTGGCATCTTTGTCCTCGGTAGGCCCGACAATCCTGTGCGACCCGGTCGCCGGGCATTCCCCCTCCGATTCATTCCCTGGTTGGCCCTTCCTCTGCTTCCACTCTCGGAGGTCCCCACAAGTGGGGCCTTGCGATTGCTTCGAACTTGGTTGGGCCACTCCAGTCAACGGTGGGCGGGGGCTGTATTCCCACCCCTGAACCTCGGTTTGTCAATGTTGTTCCCCCCCTCCCAGCCCAATGCTCACCGCTCAACTCTCAGCGCTTCCCTACAGCGCCATCGGCCGGTCCAGCTTGCTCCTGAACTTTACCTGCTCCCCGTTCTCTCCCCCGCTCACGATCGCCACCAGCGTGATGTCGATGTAGATGTCGCCGCCGTCGCCGATGTCCACCGTATCCCCGGCCTCCCCGTCAACGGTGATCTGCTTGACCTCGGTCGTCGTGTCCGGCTTCTTGCAGGTGACGTTGAGCAGCACATCCGTGGCCGCCTTCCCCTCCGGGATATAGGCCTCGAGGTTGTTCCCACCCGTGTAGGCGCTCAGTCCCAACCCATCCACCCAGGTCCCGCTCCCGGAGCCGGTCACGTTGTAGGCTCCCATCTCCACCACGTCGTCATAGACATTGGCCACGGCCAGCCGCGCCCCGATGGTCCTGTTGTGCAGCTCCGATACCTGGATAGCCACTCGCCACTCCACGGCCGCCAGGTAGTCATCCAGGGTCGTGTAGACCTCCTTGGTCTCACCGCTCTCCGGCTGTCGCTGGAGATGCTGCAGGAAGCCGTTCAGCAGTTCGCTTTGCAGGTTGGAGTAGAAGGCTCCGGAGGCGATGGCCAGGTCCACATTATGGGCGGCCAACCCCAGGGGCAGTTCCACGCTCGGGTCCTCACTCGTGGTCACCCGATCGTAGAAGACGGTCCCACCGTCTATCGCCGCGGCGAGGTTCTTCTCGATATAGGCGACCCGGTCGAATATCCCCTGCGCAATTGCATCATCAATGATGGCCATCCGTCTCTCTCCTCAATCCCGGTAGGCCCGACAATCCTGTGCGACCGGGTCGCCGGGCAATGCCTTCATCGGAGCCCGACAGGATTGTCGGGCCTACCCCTCTCTATCCAATGCCTTCTCCAACCTCTCCATCAGTGCACCCAACCGCCCATCCTGCGCCGTGGACAGATCCCTCATCTCCGCCAGGAACGTCTCCTGCGCATCTCTCCCGCCGCTGGTCAGCTTCACGACCGTCTCCATCAGCAGGCCCGCACTCTTGATCTGATTCTCCGCCGCATCCACCAGTTGCTGGATCTGGCCGTTCTTCTCGTCAATCTTGCCCTTCATCCATGCGAACATCCCGCGCGCCAGAAAAGCCAGGAGGGCGAACAACCCCGCCATGGTCCCTGCCACGATGCCGATCTCGCCCCCTGTCAGATGCTGCATGATCTCCCTATCCTTACGCCGTCAAGCATGTCGTCAGCAGCGAGCCCGCCTCCGCGCAGACGACCTTCTCATCCTGCACCAGGTTGACTTCGATGAAGTCGGAGTGCCGGGGTTCCTCGCGCCAGCGCCTCGTGTAGAACGGCTTCTGGCGGAAGGTGTAGCCCGCCGAAACCTGCTTCAGGCCGGGCCGCGCCGCCACATACCCGATCCACACGTCGTCTCCCCAGATGTCGCCGATGACCGGGTCCTGCCCCTCGATGGCGCTGTCGTACATCGCCTCCGCCACCAGGATGCGCGGGATCTCAAACAGCGTCTGCAGGTGCTCTATCGTCACCTGCACCCGCATCAGCGGGTTGATCCACTCGATGATCTCCGCGTTCCCCTTGAGCGCGTTGAAGACCGAGAAGGGCAGCACCATGGTGTTCGGGCGCAGGCCCGACGCCAGCCGGATCGTCTCCCGCGCCGCCAGCACATCCTCCACCGGCGTGCTCGCATCCTGATCCCACTTGGTGCCCGGCGAGTCGTTGTCCCACGTCCCGGTATCGGTCAGGAGCGTCATCACGCGGATCTCATAGTCCAGCAACATGAGATCGGTGAGTAGCTCGGTGGTGTCCACGTCCAAGTTGAGCGGCGCGTCGGCGTTGTCCCGCTCCTCGTCGTCAATGCCCTGAGCCAGGGCATAGGACCGGCAGGAGTAGCTGCCCGTGGTGACGGTCCAGTCCACCTCAGGGGCCCGCGTCATCCGGGCCCGCGCGGTCCGCACCGGCCGGAACCGTTCCGCCCCATACTTGTAGTACAGGTCGGACAGCTTCCGCACGGGCACGATCGGCCACACGTCCTCGGCCACATAGTCCGAGTTGCGGTAAGCGATGCTGACATTGGTCAGCGGCACATTCACATGGACTTCATTGCGCTCCGGCATCTCGATCCTCCGTCAGCCCCCGCTGACTGCCGTAGGCCCGACAATCCTGTCGGGCATCCCCTTTCGCAGAGCCCGACACGATTGTCGGGCCTACGATCTAACTCCCCGACCCACTCCCATACAACTGCGGCCGAATGTACATCTCGATGATGTCATCCGGGGCCGTCGCGGCTTCCAGCGCCACCCCGACCGACCAGGTGGGCTCTCCGCCGGCCCCTACGGACGTCGCCGTATCCACCGTGCCATCGGTGTCCGCCACCATCAGCTCGTCAAGCTTGCTGAAGGCCCCATTTGCCTTCACCTTGGAGGTCCCCAGCATCCGCACTTGGGCCTCCTGCCCCTCGGTCGGCTTGTTCTGCAGGATGCCGATCGGGACGTCCGTATCCTCGCAGATCTTGCAAGTATTGGCGTTCGTCCCCAGCGTCACCGCGCAGAATTGACTCGTCGAGAGGTCCTCCTCAGCGACGAGGGTCATGTCGAAGACTGCTTGACTGACAGCCATGATCGTCCTCCCGAACTGAGATTGTTGAGCTTCGAGCATTGAGCTTTGAGTCCCGACTCTTTGATCCGTTACTCAACGCTCAACTCTCAACGCTTCTCCCTACTACTCCCCCTCGATGCCTCTTTGTGCCAACCCCGGGTTCTCCGCGATGACGGCTCGCACCGCATCGCCGTATGTCATCCCCTGGATCTCGGTCATCTTCTTCCGCGCGGCCGTGTCCAGCTCGCCCTCCGGCGATTGCTGCCCCTCCTGCGCCACGAATCCGCGCGCCCCCATCGGCACCGGCACCAGGCCCTTGATCAGGTCCAGGAACCGCTGTCGTTCCGAGATCTGAGCCGTTGCTCCGGTAGGCCCGACACTCTTGTCGGGCACATCGGAGAACCGCATGGCGAAGTCGGCCAGCGCTTCCCTCTGGGCCGGCGCGATGATGCCCCTCTGATCCTCGCCAAACCGCCAGGCGCGGATGCTCTCCATCACTGCCGCCCGGGCCTCGCGGTATTCCCCCAGGGCCACTCGCTGCTCGAGCCCTTGGATCGTCGCTTGCTGGTGCTCATACATCCGCCGCGCCTCATCCCCTCCCGTAGGCCCGACAATCCTGTCGGGCTCCGGCGTCACCGGAGCACTCCCTGCTATGGGCTGCGCGACTCCCGTAGGCCCGACAATCCTGTCGGGCTTCGGCGTCACCGGAGCACTCCCTGCTATGGGCTGCGCGACTCCCGTAGGCCCGACAATCCTGTCGGGCTTCGGCGTCACCGGAGCACTCCTTGCTATGGGTTGCGCGGTTGGCGAAGGAGAAGAACCGGCCGGCGCCGGGCTGCCCGGTCCGGCGCCGGCGGTCTGCGCCGTCGCGGCCTGCGTCACCGAAACCTGATCGTTATTGGTCACGTCGTCAGCCATCGTGTTACCTCCCATGCTATCCCCCCAGCCCGCAAAGACTCGGACCTCATTGACCGGCGCCGTCACGTGCTGCTCCCCCGTCTCCATCATCGTCACCGGCGCCAGGTCCTTGAAGAAGGGTCGGTTGGTCAGCGCCGCCGACGTCAGGACGTTCCTGAACTTCAAGCCATCCGCCGCCCGCGTGTACTCGGGATAGAACTCGGGGGAGATGTACCGGAACCTGTGTTGCGCCAGCAGCCTCTCGCCATAGTCGGTCCACTCGATGCGCCCGTAGAGCCTCTGGTCATCGGCGCGTACCGACATGATCCATCCGGGCGCCCCCTCCGGGCTCGGCTGGTGCTCGATGTCCAGCGCCACATCCTGCCCGTAAACCCTCTGGTTGAAGTTGTCCTCAAACTGCCTCAGGTCGGCGGCGGTGACATTGAACTTGCCGTAGATCGGATGGTTCCATGCCCCCGCCGGCACCAGTTCGATCTCGCTCCTCGGGTCCCCCGGCAGCGCCACAAATGTTCTGATTATCGTAGGCCCGACAATCCCGGTAGGCCCGACAATCCTGTCGGGCGTCGGTTCACTCGCATTCTTCTGGGCCAGGTAGGCCTGATAGGCCGCGGTCGCGGTCTCCTGCGTGTCGTAGATGCAGGGCCCGCTCCCGATCCGCCACTTCTCGTTGTGTGGGCACTTGCTGACTGGCATCGGCGGCGCTCCCTACTCTCGCTGACTTTTCCTCGCACCTGTGTTCGATGTTATCCGATGGGCTCAACCCAAGTCAACGAACGGACGGGAACGCTGTTTTGGCTTGTATAAAACCGCAAAGACCCCCGCTTTCACGGGGGCCTCTCTCCCTTGCCGACGTTGTAGGAGCGGTCACCGACCGCGCTCCCTCATCTGGCTACTGCTGGTCCCAGATCACCACCCCCCAGGTTTGCGTCGCGCTGATCTCCAGATAGTATGTCCCAGCCTGGTGCTTGTAGCTCAAATCGCGCCCGGCTCCGGAGATGTTGGCCTCCAATCCAACGTACCCTCCCTGAGCATCATGCACATCTATGCTGAAGGTCCCCTCATACTCCTGATCTGGCCGCGTGCTCCACCCGATGATCCATTCCGGCCCAACCGTGAACAACTCGGTTGACTTATTCCCGGAGCCAACCCAGTTCCCAATCACGACCCAAATCGGCTGTCTCGCTGCCGGGGCTGAGGGCATGGCCGCCGGCGAGCCACCTTCCGGCAGATCAACTCTTGCCCCGTGACCATTCGCCTCTTCGGGCCGATCCGCCAGCGGCCTATTCACCAGCCAGGTCGCCGCCAAGTACCAGGCTATGATGATCACCGCCGCACAGCCAAGTATTTCGAGTCCTTGCTTCGCTGCCTTAGGATCTCCTCGTCGCACCTTTCTTGCTGGCATGTTTCCCTTCCTCCAGTCCGCTTCCCAGGCGCGCCCTCGCACGCCGCGCGATGTGGCCGATGCAATCGGCTACAATGATGATACCCCTGAGCATGAGGTCAAACACCCGCGTGTGAAAGTTCAACCAGTACATCGGTCCCCCCTCTCATCTCAGAAGCGCATCCCCGCCGTCTCGCCCCTTTCCGCTTTCAACCGGATCAGGTAGGTCGCCCAATCCTGGTCGTTGTTGGGCTTCCCGAAGAGCCCGTGCTCTGCCATCGCAGCCAGCAAGGGAACTTCCTCCGGCAGGAGTTTGAGGCTGGTTGCCCACTCTGACGTGATGAACTCCTTCAGCCCGTCCGGCCAATGCCTCGGCACCTTCAATTCCGCTACCCAATCCCGCAAGCCTTGGTAGGCGCTCATGTTCATGTCCAGCACTCGCAGCAACATCATCCACATCCGGTTGCTGGGTAGCCTTTCGCCCTTCTCCCACCGGCACACCAGGCTTTCCGTCACTCCGATCCGCTCCGCCACTTCCCTCAATCTGAGACCGAGTTCCCCTCGCCGTTGCGCGATTCTCGCCCCGGCCTCCCTGTTCATCATTGCGAGTTCCAGGGTGGCCGCCGACAGTTCGCCCCCCTCCCCATCCTCCGGCAAATCCGTCTCGCCCACCAGATAGGTCAGCGGGACATCCAGCGCATCTGCCAGTGCTCGAAGCAACCCTTCATGGACCTTCCGTTGTCCCTTTTCCCATTTCACTATTGAGGTATGGTCTCGGCCCATAATATTCCCTAACTGTATGGTGCTCAGACCGCGATGCAACCGGGCTCTCCGTATCCGGGCTCCTATGCTGTCCATATTCCTGGTCCTATCCTCCGAAAGCGCTTTCCGGGAAGTCCTTGACAAACGCTGGGCTAACTGCTACCATCTGGGCCAACAGGATAATACATCATCGCCAGGCACCGACGCAACCAATTCGACCGCCATCGGAGATGAACAAATGAATACCATCGGACAGCGCATCCGCCAAGCCCGTCAGGCCCGGGGATTGACCCAGCGCGAACTTGCCGCAATTGCCGGGATCAGCATAGCGGTTGTCTACAACCACGAACTCGGGAATAGCCTGGACCCGATGACCAGCAGTTTGAGGAAAATCGCGATCGTCCTGAATGTTCCCCTCGGTTACTTGCTCCCCGATCCCGACCCGGCTATCAGCCGCATCCAATACATGCTCGGTCTGATAGCCATCCATCACTTTTGTGAGCTGCCACACAACCCCGTACCGAGAGCATTGCCGGACTCATCCGGTGGCCGTGTCAGAGAAGCCCGCATCCGAAAAGGCTTGGGTCTCAATGACTTCGCACGTTCCATCGGCATGGCGCCCAGCACTCTTTCCAATATCGAAACCGGGAAGGTGCGCATGAACAGATCCGCCCTCGTCAAGATATCGGCCGGCCTGGACATGCCGCCCGTCCAGTTGCTTTACCCCCGTGCCGGCGAGGCCGCCGACCCGGCCACTGATGACGGCGCTGCCGGACAGGATTGTCGGGCCTACAATGAGGACCTCGCGTCCGCGACGATCGCCGGGCTGATCTGACCCGCCCTCCGTCTGCCGTCTCGCACCTATCCTTGAGCAGAGCGCACCAGCCTAATGGCCTCCACAGCCGATCTCAACTTGACCAAGTTTTCCCCCGGAAGGCCCCGCCGTCGCCTCAGGGCCAGCCGGTCACACCCCAAATCGAGGCGGCCGTCTGGTGCGCTGGGAGGGGCGGTTGTGGAGGCCGCCCCTCCCTTTCTACATCGAGGCGATCACCAGTGACTGAAGCCAAGGCCGAGTCCCTTGAGCTGACCATCCGCACCGACATCCTCGACCCCCGCCTCGACGGGGCCGAACGAAAGAGACGAGTAGTTGCGCTGGCAGCGGAGACAGGCATGTCACCCGCGACCATCTACCGCCAGGTCAAGAGGCTATCCGAGGGCCAGCCCGCCCGCAAACAGAGGGCCGACCGCGGCCATCCCCGAGGGCTCGACCCCGAGGTCGCCAGCGCCGCCTTCGCCATCTTCGTCGGGCCCATCACTAAGGACCTGAACACTACCCTCATCCACAAGCAGTTGCTCCACCAGTTCCCCGATCGCAAGATCAGCTACGCCTCCCTCGGCCGCCTCCGCGCCAACCTGAAAGAGCATCTCGACAGCTACTCCAAGGCCTTCGCCACCATCGAGGTGGAGCGGCCCAACCAACAGTGGCAGATAGACTGCAGCATCGCTGACTTCTTCGCGGTCGTGCCCGGCGCCGACCGCCCCGTCCGCCCTCAGCTCACCTGTTGTGAGGACGCCTGCACCCGCAGCATCATGTATGGCCGCTATGCGACGACGACGAAGTACATGGAGATCGCGGGCGTCCTTTTCCAATCCATTCGCAAGCAGTCCGACGAGTGGCCCCAGGCCGGGATCCCGGAAGCGATCCTGATGGACTGGGGCAAGGCCTTCATCTCCGGCCACCTGAAGGCGGCCCTCTCGACACTGGGCATCGCCCGCGACCTGTCCCATCCCTACTACCCGCAAGACAAAGGCAAGGTGGAGCGCTGCATCGGCCTCATCCACCAGCAGGCCGAGCCGCTCCTGCCGGGCTACTGCGGCCCCGACAACAAGAGCGAGCACGCCCTGGACCCGGCCAAGGACTTCCGGCAGATCGGCGACGGCTGGGTGGACAAGCGCGACGACCGCCCGCTGATGACGCTCGCCGAGGCCAACCATTACCTCCGCAACTGGATCACCGGCGTCTATCATCATCACCAGAGCCGGACCCTGGGTTGCTCGCCTTTCGAGAGTTGGCTCGCGCACCAGCCCAAGACCCACACCTATTCCGACGCCTTCCTCGAGCAGACCTTCCTCCCGCGCAGGGAGCGTCAAGTCCACCATGGTCACCTGCGCTTGTTCCGGCTCAGCTATCACCATCCGATATTGCTGCGGTGCCATGGCTTGAAGGTGGAGGTCCGGTACGATCCCGACGATGTGCGCGAGGTCTACATCTACTACAACGGCCAGCGCTACGGCAAGGCTGTGGTGGACAACCCCTTGCTGCTGGGCCACCAGTTGAGCTTGGACAAGCTCGCCGAACTCAAATCTCAGAATGCCCAGGTCGCCAAGGAGAAGCGGGAATTGCTCGACAGTCTCCTGGCCAACCCGGCCGCCCGGGCCGATCTCACTGACCGCATCTCTCAGGCCGAGCGCGAGGCCCCGGCCGCGGCGCTGTTTGCGCCCGACCAGCTTCCCGATCCCACCGTTCCCGGCCTCACTCACGAGCAGATCGAGGCCCTCCGCGGCCTGACCATCATGGGCCTCCCGGTCATCCCCGGCGATCTCGCCGTAGCCCTGTAGGCCCGACAATCCCGTCGGGCACTGCCGTTATATCAATTCCGCCGCTCTTTGACAATCCGTTTTTCCGCGAAAGGAGCCCATCGCCTGTGTCAGTGCCTACCTCCCATGATGAGTCTGCAAGCATAGATGAGGTGCAAAGCGATTGCCTTCTGAAGGCTGCGCCGTTGCGCAAAGCCCTGCGCCTTTTGAAGGTCGCCAGGGAACGAAAGACGACAGATGACTGGGATGCCTACTTTTCCTTCACATTCTCCTGCGCCATCGCCCAGGGGTTGCCGCCATCTCTTATCCGCCGTTCGATCAACGAGTAACATAGAAAGGAGCCTCTCCCTCCCATGCGTCGCCCGGTCTTGAAACCCCACATCTGGAAGGTCAAGGCCTTCACCGGCACGGTCAAGGCGCTCGAGGCTGCGCGGGCACTCGCCAGTTCCCGCCGCCCTCTGTCTCTGATCGTCGGCCCTGCCGGCACCGGCAAGACCTTCGCCGCCGAGTTCGTCGCCAGCCGCCACGGCGGGATCCGCATTGCGGTCTGCCCGCCCAGGGACCTGTTGACTCCCATGACTTTGCTGCAGGCGCTCGCCCGCGCCACCGGCCTCCCGGCCGAGACCTTTTCCAAGTCCGCCTCGCTCTGTGATGCCGTCACGGCCCGCCTGGCCCAGGGCCAGCATTTCATCATCCTGGATGAGGCCGATCGCTTGCACGCCTCCAACGCCGACTTGCTTCGCGACATCGCCGAGAATGCGGACGTGGCGATCTGTTTCCTGGGCTGCCCTGGTGCCCAGGCGGTCATCTCTCGGGTCCCGGCTACTCATCACCGGGTCGGCCTTGCCTACATCATCCCGCCGGTGGACCTGGACGACATGACGGGGATACTCTCCGGCTCTTTCGACGAGCCGACCATCGTGGAGATCTACGAACAGACTGCCGGCAACCTGCGCCACCTGGAGGCTCTGGTCGGCCTCTTGGGCGAGGCCACCGCCGGCGCCAAGAAGCCCGATATGACTCCGGCTCTGGTCAAAGCCGTAGCCAGCCAATTCCTGCTGAAGGTGGCCGCGTGATGAACACCAAACCCGCCTATCACGATCCCTCCCCTGACGAGCTTTCGGTGCTCGATTTCCTCGGCCGCCGCGGGCGTCGCCAAACCCGCTCCGCCATTGACGGTGCTGTTCACCTCGGTGCCGATCTCGATGGCGTTATCTCGTCACTGCAGGTCGCCGGTTACATTCAACGCGTTGACGCGCCATCCATGTTTGAGGAAGAGACCCGTTGGCAGATCACTATCGAGGGCGCGCGCGCCCGCTACGCCAGCTCCCTCGTGGACATGTATTCAGAGGACGTCCCCGCATGAGCCACCTCTTCCCAATCGGCCTCGCCTCGGCTATCTGCGTAATTGGATTGCTCGTCTATTCCGCCCTGTGGCTCGGGGTGCTCATCTATTCCGCTATCTGGGTCGGCGGCCGAGCCGACGAGAGTATAGAGGTCTGGCCGGCCCCGCCGGAGGAGGACCAGTCCCGATGAGTTCTCATGCCCTCCTCGCTCCTGTCCTTGCCCGCCTTGATGGCGACCCGCCTCCGCCCGAGGCCTGGCGCCCCTGCGAGGACAAAGATCTCCTTCGCGCGCTCGCCGATAATCAGGCCCTGGCTGACATCGCCTGCGATCTCGGCCGCCCCATCGTGGACATCGAGTACCGTCTTCTGCAACTCGTGAACATGGGCATCCTGCCCGATACCATGTCTCCTGACACGAAGATCTCCATCCACCAGCACTATGTGATGCTGCACGCCCAGTCCGGGCGCAAACCGTATACCCGCCGCCAAGTGGGATAGGAGCCGACCGCCATGCCGACCAACCGCCAAATCGCTCGCCTCTACGCCCTGGCCAATCGCGCGGGTTTGCCGCGTGACCAGGTCCACAAGGAGATGCTCGACCGCTATGGGGTGATGTCCTCAAAGGCATTGCTGCCTCACCAGTATGAGAGTTACACCACTGATCTGCAGCGCCGCGACAAGCCGCCCAACCGCACCTATCGCGCCGGCGACCTGGCCTCCGAGATGGAGATCCGCCGCGCCGTCACCTCGGCGGTCCTCTGGGGCCCGCTGAAAGATTGGGGTACACCCGACAATCCTGGCAGGCCCGACAATCCTGGTAGGCCCGACAATCCTGTCGGGCAATCCCGTTCCGAAGCCAACACCCTGGCCGTCATCATTGACGACTTCCGCCGCTATCGCGTCCGCACCCAGCGCATCTCTGAGAAGCAGTTCGCCGAGATCTGCGCCAAGGTCCGCGCCGTGCCCGTCGAGATCTTCCGCCAGGCGGCGAAAGTCTGGTTGGAGCAGTACCGCACGAAAAATGAGCGGTACTTCTTCGGCATCTGCCAGCACATCATGGCCGACACAGAGGCCGCAGCCGCGGCCCAGGTCCGCGCCGTTTCCTGATTGTAGGCCCGACAATCCTGTCGGGCGATTCCGAGTGCCCGACAGGATTGTCGGGCCTACAACGAAAGGGGCTATCTCCCATGGCCAAGTCCAAAGTCTCCGCCGAGCCCGTAATCAAGTCGTGGCAGGAGGTGGACGATGCCGCCCGCGATCTCGCCATCGCCGAGCGTACCATCTCCTCAGCGACGGCGAAGATCAACGCCAAGATGGAGAAGCTCCGCCAGGAACTGGCGGAGGCGACCGCCGCCGACATGGTCATCGCCGACCGCCTCAAGCGCGACATCAAGGACTTCGCCAAGGCGAACAAGTCCGCCTTCGGGCCTCCGGGCGGCGGCGAGAAGCGCAGCCGCGCCCTCAATCACATCGTCCTGGGGTTCCGCCTGAGCCCGGCCAAGCTGGTCAACTTGAGCGGCTGGACCTGGAAGAAGATCGCCGAGGCCCTCCAGGCGGCCAAGCAGAAGGCCCTCTATCGCACGGTGGTCGAGGCCAACAAGGAGGCCATCCACGAGGGTTACAAATCCGGCAACCTGGATGATGCCGGCTTGAAAGACTTGGGCATGAAGGTCGAGCAGGCTGACGAGTTCGAGTACGAACTCATCAACACCGCCCCCCAGCCCACAACCTGATCTCTTCCGTCCTTCCCGTCCGAAGGACGGTCAGCCCCGCCATGCGGGGCTCACCTGCCGGGTGTTTCAACACTCGGCCTCGGAGCCCATCATGCCGCCAACCTGCAAACACTTGGATCCGCGCGGCCACTTCGCGCCCCAGTCGCCCTCCTGGTACTGGTGCCAGCGCCGGTCATTTCAGCCGATCCCGGTTCTGAACTGCGGCCCGCAGTGCCACGCATACTCGGTAGGCCCGACAATCCCGGTAGGCCCGACAATCGTGTCGGGCAATCCATCCAAGGAGATGACCGCCATGCCGAAAGGCAAGCAGATCGAATGGACCGAAGCCGCCAACCTCACCGTCGAGGGCGCACCGGAGGAGCTGCAGCTCTGGGCTTGGGCCCAGGAGCAGCGGGATCAAGGTGTGAGCCTGAACAAGTTGGGCCAGCAGATCGGCTGCGCCGGCACCTCCGTCCGCAAAGCGATCGAGAAGCATAGCCCCTGGAAGGCATCATCGCAGCCCTCTGCCGCCCCCCCTCCGCCCGTCCCACTGCCCACAAGCCCGGCCCTTGCCCCCGAGCCCGATCCGGACTTCCAGCCTATCGCCTTCCGCCTCGCCGAAGGCGATCTCTCCTCCAGCAATCGTGGCGTCCTGATCGCCTTCATCGAGTTCATGGACCTCGGCGAGGCAGCCCTCTACTTCGCCGCCGGCTGGAAGGAGCGCGGCCTGCAGCCCGTCCTCCCATCGCCCAACTGATCGCCGCCCAGGGGAATCTCTTATGGCCGCGAAAATCGAACATCATTACACACTCCGAGAGGCCGCGGAGATCATCTCCGGGCGGACCGCCTTGCACATTACCTACGACATAGTCCGAATGCGTCTACAGCGCGATGCTGCCCGCGCGCAACCAACTTGTCCGGCCAGGTTCGTCTACCTGCGCAAGTCCGCCCGCCACCCGTTCCCAATCCGTTGCATCGCCGAGGGCAAGCAGCTCGAGTTGCTGCAAACCTGGCTTCTGCAGAACACGTAAGGGGATCCGATGAGACGAACCTCCGAGTGGAACAAAGCCCGGCCCGAGAAGGAGCCGGGCAAGCCGGGCCAGCACTGGGCCGGTGTCACTGAACTGGCCGGCTACAAGGCCCCGGACCTCCCCCACGGCTATCCCGAGGTCCCCGGCGTCATAGAGGCTCGCTGCAAGATCTGCCAGATCTATCGGACCAACCGGGAACTCTTCCATTGGGTGAATGCTAAGCTGATGGATGGCAGCCCCCCCAGCGAGATCCATGCCAGGCTCCTGGATGAGGGCATCGAGGTCCGGGGTCAGACCCTCTCTCGTCACAAGAGTTGGCACCTCCTCCCCTTCCTCATGAAGAGCATGGAGTTGCACCACCAGATCATGGTCTGGACATCTACCATCTCCGACGACGTGCAGGATCAGAACCTGGCGGTGTTGCTGGCCCGAATGTTGGCCACAGCCTGTCTGATTGCCGTAGGTCCCCTGGATCCGGCAGAGATCCAAAAGCTCCCCGTCGAGAAGCGGGTCAAGTTGGCGCTGGCCGCGGCGGAAACCCTGGGCAAGGTGCAGGCCGGCGATGCCGCCACCAGGCTTGCCATCGAGAACCTCAAGCTCAAGGCCATCCAACTCAAGGAGAAGGACAGGGCGCTCTTCAACGTCGCGATGGACGCCTTCCGGAGCGAGCTCCAAAGCCGCCCCGAACTGCTCGCCAAGATCGAACCCATCCTCCAGCAACTGGCCGAGGGCGCGGGTCCCTCCGAAGTGGAGCATGAGCCTGATGGGTAGCATCGCCTCCCAGCTTCTGGGCACATCCCTCTCCGTGCCGGCCTCCCCGGTCGCTTTCTTCCGGGATCACATCCGACCCGACAATCGCGCCTGGTCGTTCACCGGCCATGAGTATCTGCGCGCTATGATTGCCGATGAGTGCGATCATATTGTCGTGCAGAAGGCCGCTCAGATGGGCGTTTCCACCGTCGCTATCGGCCGCCTCATCCACTGGTCTCTCTTGGGCCACAAGGTCGGCTACTACCTCACCGATCGCGATTTCATGGCACACTTCGTGCAGGACCGCTTCGACCCGATCATCAACTCCGACGAACTCCTCGCCCAGGCCACGATGGAGGGCGCAACCTTCGAGGATCCGGCCGCGGCCGCGCGCCGCCGCCGCAAGGGCGCCGATAACCTGCGCCTCAAGCACATCGGCCAGGGCTCCGCCTGGTTTATGGGCCTGCAGAAACGCAAGGACGTCAAGTCGCTGGACCTGGACGCCTTCATCCTGGATGAGGTGGATGAGACCGATCAGGACCTCGCCGCCTGGCTGGACGACCGGGTGCTTCACTCCGCCTTCCAGCGCCGGATCGAGTTGTCCCAGCCCTCCGTCCCCGAGTGGGGCATTGCGGAGCGGTACGACGCCTCCGACCAGAAGTGCTATCTGCACCGCTGCCCGCGTTGTCGCACCTGGCACTGCCTGGAGGAGGAATGGCCCGACTGTCTGGTTTCTCACCAGGGCGCCGCGAGGATCGTCTGCATCCGTTGCGGCGCCCGCATCCGCGGAGGTAAGACTGAATGGGTGGCCAAGCACGCGGACCGCCCCATCTCCGGCTATCGGCTCTCCCAACTCTTCGGCCCGGCGATCTCCGATCAGCAGATCGCCACCAGGTGGCAAGCCGCCGAGAAGTCCCGCACTCTCCGCGAGAACTTCAGCATCTCTATCCTGGGCCTGCCCTTCCCTGGCGATCGCCAGCCCCTCTCCGAGGAAGTCCTCAAGCGCTCCTGCGGCGACTGGGGCCTCGGCCTGGGTTCTTACTTGGCCAGGCTGCCCGGCCACGTCAGGCCGCTGGTGCTGGCCGGCATTGACGTCGGCGATCTCCTGCACCTGGTGATCGGGGTCCTGCATGAGGATCGTCTCTCCGTGGTGGAGGCGCAGATCCTTCACGACGATTGGGACGGGCTCGCCGATGTACTGGCCCCCGTCGACTTCTTCGTCATTGACGCCATGCCCTATAAGTCCGATGCCAAGCGCCTCTGCCGCCGCCCTGGCCTCAATGGGGCGCTGGTCTACACCAGCGCCGAGAGCCAGAGCGTGGACTATGAGGAGAAGCACGCCCAGGTCCCCGTCCGAGTGATCAAGGACAATCGCACCGGCCTGGTGGATGAGATGGCCAGCGAGATGGCCTCGGGCTTCCTGAGGCTCCCTGCCGCCCGCCTCGACGCCACGCAGCTCCTCAAGCGGCACTGCAAGCGCCTGGTGAAGGACTTCAACCCGCTCAGCGGCAAGTTCGAGTACAAGAAACACACCGAGAACCATTACGGGATGGCCCTGACGCATCTTTCCCTCGCCCGCCGCGTCGCCGAGGATCTGCATCTGGGCCCCTGCGACCCCCTGGGCGACCCCGATAGTTTCAGCGGAGGTGAGCGCATTGTTCCATCCGACTTCTGACCCCACATCGGGCGACCGCATCGGGTCACCCCTACCTTCCTCCATAGGGGCAGGCCTATCTGCCTGCCCGAACGCCTTCGACTATAGCCGCGCTGTCCTGATCGCCGAGGGCCAGATGCTGACCGACCGCATAGATGTCCTCGCCGCGAATGGCAATCACACTATGGCGGATCGTTCCCGCCGCAACCTATCCTCGATCAATGATGCCCTGGCCGCCCTGCAGCTCCCGGCCGTCCGGCTCGCCGCCCTCACTGGCAATCTGAAACATTGACAGAGGTGCAATCTCATGTCCTGGACAGCGAGGATAACCATTGACGATCATCGCCCGGCAGTGGGCGGCCTGGTTTGAGGACATTGAGGGAGGAGGGGCGGAGCCGCGGAGTGCTGGGCGGGCCGGACATCCTGCAGGGCCTGGGGAGCCCGCTACTGATCACGCAGGGATACGGAGGATAACGAAAACGGAGGTGCAGTGATATGCCCTGGACAGCACGCATAACGCTCGACGGTGACAAGCCCGACGTGGGCACCGCGACGGCCACCTGGAACGCGGGCGAGCCCGACGAGTTCAGCTACTCGTGCCGGGTGAAGGTCTCGATGACTGAGGGCAAGGCCTTCGCCAGGGAGGCCAATGCCGCGCACACAAAGGCCGCAGCCAAGACCGCCCGCGAGGGGTCTCTGGCGAAGATATTGACTGACTTGCTCACTGCAGAGGAGGCGGCATCCTAATGGCAATCACTAAGTCCGCAGCAGTCATCTGGAACGGCATCACGCTGACGGCAAGCGCGGGTGACACCACCAGCGCAGGACAGAACCTGGCCGCTGCCTACGGTGCCGTGCTCGACCTCAAACTCACCAATGGGGCAACCGGCCCAACCGTGGCGGCGCAGATACAGATTCAGGTGAGCGAAGACAACAGCAACTACTACAACTACGGTGGCGCGCTGAAGGGCTCTACAGTCAACAGCGCCGTCTCGCAATGGGGCGGCATCGAGGTCCCGCTGGGCACGAACTACGTGCGGCTCGTCGGCGGCAGCAACACCGGCCAGAACGTGACGGCGCGAGCCGAGATCAGCATGGTGACGAAGGTATAGCATGAGCGGCATCGTCAAGCCACAATTCGGCTGCCAGGTGGACTGGAGCCATCCGCTGGCCCAGGGCCTCCCCGGCGGCTGGCTGATGAATGAGGGCAGCGGCGGGAGTGTCTACGACCTGAGCGGCCAGGGCACCCACGGGATCATGACCAACATGGACCCGGCGACGGATTGGGTGACAGGGCCGGACGGGTGGGCAGTGGACTTTGACGGTAGCAATGACCATGTTGAGTTTCCGCAGAACATCCTGCCGAGCGCATGGACAACCGCAGTCATCTGGCTCAAGTTCACAAATACGATACAGACCGGCATCATCTTGGGGCACGCCGGAGAGGCGGCTTATTACGACTCCTATGGGAAGAGTCTCCGCTATGACAATGGCATTCTGTCCGCTCAGGCGGAATTCAATAATAGCAACCCGCTCACCAGTTACACGTGGGGGGACACGACTACATGGCACCAGGTAGTCGGAGTTTTTGAAACGGCGGGTGTCCTATATCTGGATGGAGTGTCTGTCTCAACTGGCAATCTCAGTATAGGCACAGCCCTTGATCCATACGCATCTACCTATAGGTTCCGCCTGGGCAGCAACTACGATATCTCGAGGTGTTTCGCCGGACAGATAGCACATGCCCACATCTACAACCGTGCCCTCTCCGCCGAGGAGGTCGCCTCCCTCTCCGCCCAACCGTACCAGTTCCTCACCCGCCCGAGGCGCTACTGGTGGCTGGCGCAGCCAGTCAGCGGCAATCGCAGGTTCAATCCCGGCCTCTGGACGCCGGGCACTAACCCAGGAGTGATGTGACATGGCACCAGTCTACGCCGGAGAAGTCCTGGGCGTTCGCAAGCCAGCCGCCGGGGAGACGACTGAGTTGATGGTGTACATGCAGGACAGCGCGGGGGTTCCCCTCACCGGGCAGACCTTCGACGCGGCAGGCATGGAGATCTACATCAGCAAGCCCGGAGCGGCGGATGTGATCTGGGCGACCATCGTCGGCGCGGGCTTTGTGATCGGCAACTGGTCGGAACGCGGTCACGGCAAGTATGTCATCATCCTGTCTGGCGACGTGGCGGGCGAGGCCAACCTCTGCGACACCCCCGGCGACCTTGCGGTGTACGTGAAGAACACGGCCAGCAAGGGTGACAACTTCCTGTTTCGGGTGGTGCCGGCGGACGTGGCGCGGGATGACCAGTGGACGGACGGGCGGGCGGTCCTGATCTCCACCATCCCTACTGATGTGGCGGCGGCCATCCTTGGCACGCCCGCCAACAAGCTCGTCACGGACACCAGCGGACGGGTTGACTTCGTGGACAATCCTAATGAGAAGGCGATCTCGGCTATTCAGCGGACTACTCGCCTTGTTAGCCTGTCGGTGACGTCTCAATACTGGAATTGCATGGCGATTGCGCCCGGTGACCACATGTATGCTGGCGTGGGTGGCGGCGGCACTGGAGACGTGTACTACCAAGAGGTGGCCGGGATTGGACCATTGCTGCCGTTGGGAGAACCGGCCCGGAACTGCTTCGGGATGGCAACCCCGCCTGACGGTAGCGCCTATGTTTGTGTGTATAACGATCGCATCTACAAGAGGCCCGCTACTGGCGGTCCCTTTCAGGACCTCAATCAGACAGTGCGGCCGTGGAGAAAAATGGCCGCTCATCCGGGCGGAAATGTCTATGCCTGTACGGGTCCCTGGTCGGCAGCCGGTCGCGTCTATGTGCAGACCGCTGGCGCTGGTGACTTCGTTGATGTCGGTTCGGATCTCCCGTGCGATGGCGTTTGGTACGGAATGGCGTGCCCGCCCGATGGCAGCGTTTATGTCTGTGAATATGGTCACAATAGTGGTGACATCTGGAAGCGGCCTCCCGCTGGCGGCGCCTTCGTTCGCCTCAACCAGACGCCGAGGGACTGGTCTGCCATGGCGGCTCACCCAAATGGTGATGTTTACGCCGTGGCTGTCGGATGGATTTACAAGCAGACTGGTGGCGTCGGCGATTTCCTCATTCAGACACCACTGGGGGGAGGCTGGACATCAGTGGCGGTCGGGCCGGATGGAAACCTCTATGGTTGCGTCCAGAATGGCAGCATCTACCTCTTGGCTACGCTCACCAGCATCGGCGAGCGGATCATAACCTATCTGGACGCGGCGGTGACGGGCCGGGAGGCCAGTGGGGCGGCGGCGGTGGCGGTGGGGATGCTCAACAACCTGTCCGCCCAGAACACCCGCGACGCGATGAAGCTCGCACCAGCCGCCGGCAACCCGGAGCCAGGCAGCGTGGACGCACACCTGGACGATGCGGCCTTAGAGACGACCCTCACTGCAATCATCGGTAGCGGTCTCCGCACGGTCACGGTGAGCATCCAGAATGAAGACGGCGATTTTCTGGAGGGTGTCGTCGTCAGCATCACCAACCAGGCCGAGACCTCGGACATCGCCGGCCCGCGGACGACCGACGAAAACGGCCAGGTGCAGTTCCACTTGAATGACGGCGCCGATTATCGTGCCATCCCGCGCAGCACCGTCATCTTCTCCGGTGGCGCCACGAACTTCGCGGTCTCCGGGGCCACTCCGGTCACCTGCATCATGGAGCAGGTTGCCATCCCGACGCCCTCCGACCCCAGCAAGTGCGCCGTTCACGGGTACCTCTATCACCCCATCGGCGGTCAGCCCCTGGCCTCCGTCGAGAATGCTGTCATCATCCGCCCGGCCACGGTTCCTCTCCTCGGCGATGGCCAGGGCTTCACCGAAGAGGAGGGAGCCGCCGATACTGACGATGACGGCTACTTCTGCCTGAGCGTGGTGCGCTCGACCATCGCCCGCGATCGCGGCCTCAGCGATGGCATCTACCGCCTTTCCATTCCAAGCATCCGTCTCGATCGCCGCGTGATCATCCCGGATCTGGATGCCTGCCTCTTCACCGATCTGCAATCCGGGTAGGCCCGACAATCCTGTCGGGCAATGCCGTTATGGCGTCGGCCAATCAGGTCTCATCATCATGAGCATCTCCTCTACAATCGGCGACATCCTCCAGGGCACCACCGGCGCCCTCGGCCCGCGTATGCTGCAGCTCGGAAAGGACACGGCCGTCAACGCGGTGGACTTCCCCCTTGCGCAGATCATCGAGACGCTCCATGGCAATTTCTGTGCCCTCTGCGCCCATGTCCATGGGATGATCCTCCGCAAGGGCACTCCGGAGTACTCCCGCTGGCGACTCCCCTCTCACATCAACTGCCGGCGCATCATGGTGGACATCCACCGCGATGAGGTGGGGCCTGACGGCCGGCCCACCGAACCCGACTTCAGCGAGCCCTCCGATGAGCTCATTAGGCAGCACGGCCACTTCGTCCTGCGGCCAAAGGATTATGAGGCGCTCCGGCTCCCTTCCCGCCCCACCGGCCGCGACTTCATCTTCTCCCATGGCGCCCGGGGAGAAGCCGGCACCTTGGTTTTCGCCCCGGCCCTCCCCGACTTCGCCTTGCGCGAGACGGTTTCCCATCTCAGCACCGCCGCCATCTCTCTGATCGGCGCCATCCCGGACGGCCAGATCACTCCGACCCTGCGGCAGTGCGCCTATCAGTGCGCGCGCCGGCGCGAACGGTTCTTCGACAACCTCGATAGGGACTTCCAGCGCCACGGCGCCGACTGGGGCGGCGACCTCACTCCGCAGGGCTACGCTGCCATCCCGGAGCGCATTCTTTCCGGTGAGCCCTGGGTCGCCACCAGGCCCCTCTACTCGCATCGCCTGCGCAAGCAGATGCGCTGTGTGGTATTCTACGATGAGGCCGAGGATGCGTCATTCTTCTGGGACACGGCTACAGGCAACATCATCCATCCGGCCCGCACAGACATGGCCAAACTCTGGCGTGTCGCCGCCCCCAACGAGGAATTCATGCCGCTAAGAGGAGCCTGGGATCTCTGATGCCTTCCGACACATTCATTGATGCCCTTTCTGACTGGACGCTCTCGGCCCTCCGCATAGAGAGTCTGGAGACCATTGATCTCTGGGAACTCTTCGATGGCCGCGACCTCCTCCGCCGCGAGATCATGTCCGGGCGCGATCTGTCCGAAGACAATGCCGCCTTCCTCTCGAGTGCGGACGAAGTGTACGCGTGTCATGCCGACACGATCATCCCGGCCCTGCAGGCCCACGATTGGCTCGCCGACCTTCCCGCCGATCACTATGCCCATGCCTTCGTCGCCCAGCATTCGCCAACCGCCGCCTGACCTGCCGTTGCCTTCCCGTCCGTCTCTCAAAACTCAGCGCTCAGCGCTCAACGCTCACAACTATCCAGGTGTCCCATGGCCTACTGTGAAGCCAATGAAGTTCTCGAAGAGATCGGCTCTAACCTTGCCTTCGGCACCGGCACCGTACCCTCCGAAGAGCGCATCCGCGACATGATCACGGAGCATGACGAGTTCATAGACGGCATGGCCCGCGATCGGGAGACTGTGCCGTTCGAGCCGGTGCCGAGGATCATCAGGAGCATCTCCAAGGACCTGACCGTCGCCCGTCTCTTGCCGATCATCTACCGGGGTGAGGGTTCCGAGCAGCACCTCGCGCGCGCCAAGGAGTTGCGCCGCTTCGCCGAGGATCGTCTGGAGAAGATCCAGGCCAACAAGCTCTCCCTGACCGCGACGGATACCGCGGCCGAGAGCATCGGCGGCCGGGCCATGATCTCTCCCGATGTCCCAGACAATCCGATCTTCTCCGTTCAGGATTTCTTCTGATCCGACAATCGTAGGCCCGACAATCCTGTCGGGCGATGCCGTTGACAATCCTGTCGGGCAACCAAGGCGCCATCATGGACTCTGCCTCATTCCTCCAAATCCGATGGACCGTCGCCGGCGATGTCCAACTGTCCCGCGCCTTCACCGGCCTGGCCCTCGAACTTGAGGACTTCCGCGAGCCGCTGGGGCTGCTCGCCGACGACGTCATCTATCCCGCCATCGAGGAACAGTTCCGCGACCAGGGCAGCCCATCTTGGCCGGCCCTCATGCCCGCCTATGCCGCCTGGAAACGCCGCAAGTTCCCAGGCAAGACGATCCTGCGCCGCACCGATGCGCTCTATCATTCTCTGACTGATCGCACCGCGACCGGGGCCATCTTCCGTCTGACCCCGGAGCTGCTGGAGATCGGGACATCCCTCCAGGTCGGCACCGGCCGCAAGTGGAACCTGGGGCTGATCCACCAGAAACCGGGCACCGATAGCAATCTGGAGCCGCGCCCGCCCATGCGCCTGACCAAAGCCTTCCAGACCAAGGCCATAGCCGTCTTCGCCAACTGGATCAGAAAGAAGGGAATAGCCGCAGGCGTCGGCGTCTGACATGACCTACCAACCTATTCAGTTTCGCCTCCTGTCCGCCCTCGTTTCCGTCCTGGCCGAGGGCATCAATGCCGAACTCGCACGCGCAGGCATGGAACCCCTCCCTGCCTCCGCCTTCGGCCCCGTCCCCCCAGGCGACCTCGCCGGCGATACGATCTCCGTCTCCTACCTGGGCGGGACCCGCGAGAAGGAGGCCCTGCAGCACCGCGACAATACCTTCCATTATGCGATCGGCATTTGGGCTTTCGGCGGGAGCGACCAACTCGCCCAGGAGAAGGCCATCTCCTGCGAGTTCGCCGTGACCCAGATCCTCGACGACCCCGCCAACCGCTATCTCGGCGGGTTGACCGGCTCGCCGCTGGTCATCGGCAACACCCAGGTGCTGGACATCCGGGAGAACGAGGCCGGCCTCCTCTGGAGGCTGGCCATCCCGATCGAATGTCCGGTGAGAACCACCAGACCGGAGCAAACGCGATGAACTTCCACTTCGAGGCCGGCTTGCGGCCCTTGCGCTTCAGCATATCCATCGGCGGTCCCTCCGCCGGCGAGGTCGGCTTCAACTCCATCAGCAAGTACGACACGCTGGCCCCCGGCGAATACAACCCCCGCCTGATGGGCGCCCAAGCCATCAAAATGTACGATCGCATGAGGCGCTCCGACGGGCAGGTCTCCGCCCTCGAGGCCATGATCTCCCTGCCCATCCGCGCCGTCCCCTGGTATGTCGAACCGGCCGGCAATGGTAGCGCCGACCTCGAGGCCGCGGAACTGATCGAGACCAATCTCATGCGGACGATGTCCGTCACCTGGGATGATTTCCTGCGCCAGCAGCTCACCGCTCCCATGATCGGGTTCGCCTGCCAGGAGCAGGTCTGGGTGGAGGAGGGCGGCTACATTCGCTGGGCCAAGTTCGTGGATCGCCTCCAGACCACTGTCGAGAACTTCATCTATGATGACAACGGCGACCTGGCCGGCATCATGCAGGCCGGCACCGATACGGAGGGCCGGTACCGCCGCGAGTCCATCCCCATCGAGAAGCTACTGGTCACCACCTATCGCAAGGAGGGCGGCAACGCCGCGGGCTTCCCCATCCTGCGACCGGCCTATCCCCATTATTGGATCAAAACCAACCTCTACCGCCTCGTCAACATCGGCCTCGAGCAGAACATGGCCGGGCGTTTGATGGCTAAGTTCCCCAGGGGCTCGACCCAGGTGGACCGCGATGCGATGCTTGAGGTGCTCAACAAGGTCCGCGTCCACGACAAGGGCGTCTTCCTCTACCCGGAGGGTTGGGAACCTGGCGTGCTGGAGGGCAAGACCGGCGCCGCGGATGCCATGCCGATGATTGATCATCACGACATCATGATCGCCCGCGCTGGCCTGGCTCAGTTCCTCAACCTCGGTTCGACCAGCGTGGGGGCCCGCAGTCTCGGCGAGGAGCAGGCCAAAATGTTCCTGGTCGGCGAGCAGACTCTCGCAGATGGGATGGCCGAGAATCTCAACCGCAATGTGATCCCCCAGCTTTGCCAGTGGAACTTCCCCGGGATGAAGGGATACCCGCGTCTGAAGCACTTCCACCTGCGATCTGTTCTGCGGCTGGAGGCCATCGGCGAGACCTTGACCCATCTCGCCCAGGGCCAATTGCTCACGCCCGATCGCGACATCGAGAAGCATATCCGCGACATGTGGGAACTCCCCGAAATGCCCAAAGAGCAACCGGCCCCGGCTCCGTCGGGCCCGGGTGGATCTTCTCCCTCGGATGAAACCCAGCCCCCCGACCCGAACGCTCCCGCGGATGCGCAACCTCCCGCCGGCGATCAGCGATCTCCGCGGCCGCCGCGGCGGGGCACCGCGCACGTACGGCACGATCATCTCGACGCCCATGCGTTCGCCGAACCGGATGTCTCCGCCATCGGCACCATCTTCGAGCAGACTGCCGACGCCTTCCAAACCAAAGCCGGCGATCTCATCTCCGCGATGATCGAACGCCTTGCCCGCACGGCTCGCCCCCTCCTGGACAAACTCTCGCAGGATCAACCTCTCTCCCGCGGCAAGGTCTATCCGATCCTGGCCGCCCTGGAGATCCCGCAGCGCGCCGCCTATCTCACCCTCATCCGGGAGTACCTCTGGACGCTCATCCAGGCCGGCCGCCAAGTCGCCGCGGATATGACCGGCTCCGCCTCGCCCGCGGTCCCCAACGAGTTGAGGTCCTACGTCAACGCGCAGGCGGATCTCCTGGTGGAGAAGCACCTGGCCGATCTCAAGTTCGCCTTCACTCAGCAGGTGTTGGATGGTGCTGCGGGGACTATCACTGTGGATCAGATGGTCAACGACGCGCGCCAGGCGGCGCGCGCCAAGGTCAACACAGACTTCGCCGGCTCTTTCCGGCTATCCCTTCTCTCCCTGGTCAACGAGCTTCCCTCCGCCCTGGGGATCGGTCCCGGCGCCGCGCCTTCGTCTCCTTCGGCTCCCGCCGAGCCATAACACTGAGTGCCACCAGAGCACATTGATATATGTGTCCAATTGTCCACACAGAGGAGCGCTTCACTACCTCGTCTGACTGTAAATTTGCGCTTTATTTGCGACTGCGTTCAGAACGCGGAATCTCATATAGCGCGTTTATCTCCGCTGTTTCTCTTCCCCCGATACCCCCGGAACAGTCAGAAATGCGCCTCTCAGTCTCACAAAGCGCGTAAAAAATCCGGTTTCCAGTCTCAAACAATTCGCGCGCCGACAGGTCTTCACCGGCTACAACGAGATGCTG